TGTCTAATAAAATAGACAATACAGGTATTATTGTAAGTATAGATAAAGACATGAAAATTATTCCATCTATAATTTACAATCCTAACAAAGACTATTGGATTAAAGTGAGTGAAAAAGAGGATTTGTATAATTTTTATAGTCAATTAGTTATTGGAGATAGTGCAGATAAAATTCCAGGAGCTTTTAAAGTAGGAGAAGCTTGGGTAAAAAAGAATTTACATATAGATATGACTGTAGAAGAATATGAAGCTAAAGTGTTAGAAGCTTATATTAAAGCAGCTAAAGGAAATGTAGAACAAGCCAGAGCTGATATGGAATTAAATAGACAACTTATACAATTAAGAAAAGAATAATTATGAATAAACAAAAAATTGTATGAATAAAATAAAAAATAAAGAAGCTATAAAATACGCCAAACAAAAATATAAAGAAGAGTATGGCAAAAGACCTTATAATGCTATGATTACAATAATGAAAAGATATGGAGGAGGAAATTATGTGTTAATTATAGGAAATAGACTATCTACAGAATACTATTTTTAGTAAATAATTTCTTATATTTGCAATAATAAAAAACAAATAATTAAATGGCTAAACAAAAAGAAGAAAAAAAGACCTTAGAAGAGGTGATGAAAGAATTAAACAAACAATATGGACATGGCTCTGTAATGTGTGGAAATGAGAAAGAAGTTTTTGAAGATGTAGTGTCTACAGGAAGTTTAGGATTAGATATTGCTTTGGGAATAAATGGTTTACCAAAAAAAGCAGGTAAAATTGTAGAAATTTATGGTTGGGAATCAAGTGGAAAATCTACATTAGCTCAGACAATTATAGCTAATTTTCAAAAAGCAGGTGAAAGATGTTTATTAGTAGATGGAGAAAATAGCTTAGATGATGTATATAGCAGTGCTATAGGTATTAATTTAAATGAATTATTATTAATACAATTAGATGAATCTGCTGGAGAAGGTGCTTATAATAAAATGGAAAAGCTTGTAGAGACAGGAGAAATAGGTTTAGTTGTTATTGATAGTTATAACTCATTACAACCTCTTAAAATTGTACAAGGAGAGATAGGAGATTCTACATTAGGATTACATGCGAGGATGTTAAATCAAGCTGTAATGAAAGCTAATTATTTAGCTACTAAATATGGAACAAATTTCTTGTTTTTAGGACAGTTAAGAGAAAAAATTGGCGTTATGTTTGGTTCACCTGAAACAACACAAGGAGGAAATGCTTTACGGTTTTATAGTCATATCAGATTAAAAGTAAGTAGAAGTCTTACTACAGAAAATTCTGTAATGGTTGGTGGAGATAAAGTGGGCAATAAAACTACAGTAAAAGTAGAAAAAAATAAGCTAAATTCTCCTTTTAAATCTTGTAGTTTTGATATTATTTATGGAAAAGGTATAGATAAAGTGTCTGAAATAATAGACATTGCACATGAATTTGAAGTTTTAAAAGTTTATGGAAAATCTGTTACATATAAAGATGTAAAACAAGAACTTACAGAATTTAAACAAATACTTGAAGATAATCCAGAATTGTATGAAGAATTAAAACAACAAATATTATTTAAAATAGCAGAAAAATAAAATATGGCAACCTGAAATACAAGAAGAAAAAATTACAGGCTATAATGGAGAAAAAAATCTTAGGTATAAATGGCAATTAAAAGCTAAATGGATAGAAGAATTTAAAGAATTAGTTAAAACAGATTTAGGAATTAAAATTAGATATATATTTTAAAAATTAAAAAATTATGAATATTCACAAAGAATCAGAAGAAATTACGCCAAAATTGGTAAAATACAAAGATAAGAAATGGATAAATGCTTATTTAAAAGAGCATTTTGGAGAAGAAGTAAATTTTGATTATGAAGAGAAAACATTAAAATTGTGCAATAATGAGATTTTAAGCCATCCAAAATTTATAACATTATTGACAAAGTTTAAATTTTTTGTGCAACCAAGTTTATTTTAAATAATATGGAAACAGAAAAAGAAAGAGTTGATTTATTTCAATATTACAGAGCAGATGGAAAATTTTCATCTGCTTCTCTTTTCTTGCTTCCATCTGTAGATTTATCTCCTAAAATAACAGATTTTCAATCTTTAAAGAAAATAGGCTTTTTAAACATTTATTTATATGATGAAACAGAAGGTTTTATTGGACATTATCCAGATAGTTTATTATTAATATTTAATCCAAGTGTTTCTATTAATGAAGATTATTGGGAATCTTTTGAAACTGTATTAAAATCTTATAATAATTTTATATGTGTTAATTATTATGATTATTGTATATACGGAGTATGGATGAAAATAAGTGATAAGTTTAATAAAAATTTAAGATTTTTATTTGAAATAGGTAAATTTAGTAAATTTGGAAATAATTATATCTCTTTTTTAGGAAATTTTGAACAAAATATTTGTAAACAAGATGAAGAATACAGATTAAAGTTAGAAAAGCGTTTAGGTTTAAAAGAAGGATATTTAATAGGACGTGAATTAGCCAGCATACCTGATAAACCTTCTTACACATTTAAATATATTAAAAATGAAGAATTTAACAACATTTGAAAAAATACATGCAATAGTAATAATTGTTTTAGCTATATTTGCATGGACATTAACAATAATAGATATTATATGATAACAGCAAAACATTTAAAAAACGAACAAATTTTACAACTTTTCAACAAAAATAATCACATAGCTGATTTTATTTTAGATGGTTCAAATGATTGGTTTAGTCACAAAATAAGTAAAAAAGAATACCATTTTAATTTTATTAATGGAACATTAGGAATGTTTGAAGCATTAAAAGTAGATGATAATAGTTTTGAAACAGGAGATTTTATTGAACAAATACCAGTAGAAACAGTATGACAATAGATAATAAAGATAATTTAATATTAAAAATTGATGGAAAAACAAAATGCATTAGTAGGAAAGAAATAGAAAATGCTTTTTCTGCACCTAAAACAGCTTGTGCTAATTATGAAAGAGATAATGTAGAACAAGAAAAACCAGAAGGAACAGGTGATAAAATTGTTGATAAAGTGATTGAATCTTTTAAACAAAGAAGTAAATTTGGACAAGAAAAATATAATACTACATTAGAAAATAACAATTTAGGTTTAAAACAATGGTGTCAGCATATTCAAGAAGAATTAATGGATGCTGTTAATTATTTAGAGAAAGTAAAATCAATATTATAAATGTTTATTTATACCTTATCTCATCCTATTACTAATGAAGTAAGATATATTGGATTTACTTCAAGAAGTTCTTTAGACAAAAGACTAAAAGAACACTTAAAAGATAAAAGAAAAACCAAAAGAGTAAGTTGGATTAAATCTTTGTTAAACAAAGAATTAAAACCAGTTATAGAACAATTAGACAGTTGTAATTTCGATAATTGGAAACAATTGGAACAATATTGGATAGCACAATTTAGGGCTTGGGGTTTTAATTTAGTTAATTTAACAAATGGAGGAGAGGGTGCGATAGGTTATAAACATACAGAAAAACAAAAATTAAATAATTCTCTAAGAAACAAAGGTAAGATAATTTCTCAAGAAACAAGAGATAAGATTAGTAAAAATAAAAAGGGTATCAAACACTCCGAAAAAACTAAAAAGAAACTTAGTCAAAGCCATATTGGAATTTTAAATTCTGAAAAAACAAGAAAAAAGATAAGTGATGGAAATAGAGGAAAAACAGTGTCTGTGGAATCTAGACAAAAAATAAGTAAGGCGTTAAAGGGGAAAAAGAAAAAATTTAAAGAAAGAGATGGAAAGAAAAAAGCTATACTACAATACGATTTAAATGGAAATTTTATTAAAGAATGGGAATCAATTACTATAGCAGCTAATGAAACTAATATTTTACATACAAGTATATCGAACAATTTAAAAAATTTAAGTAAAACAGCAGGAAAATTTATATGGAAATACAAAAATTAAAATGGTATCAACAGGAAGCTAAAAGAACATGTCCTTCATTAGGAAATGATAAATTAGATTTAGCACACATGGTTTTAGGTATGTTTAGTGAATTTGAAGAATATATAAACGCTATAGAAAAAGGTGATAAAATAAATGTTTCTGAGGAAAGTGCTGACGCAATGTGGTATATGGCTAATTATTGTACATTTAGAGGATATGGTTTAAAAGAAATATTTT